ATATTAACGCTGAATCAACATGTGGTTGTCCGAACGCATCTTCACATTTATGGCAATCCCAACATTGAGATTTGCATACAAATAATACTTTTTCTAATTTATTTCCTTCTTTGGTTAACCAGAAATTATCTAATTTTTCTGCTCTTGCATTATATATATCTCTGGTCATTTCCGGTAAATGACTCATGCCCGTGGACCAAGTTATGTCCCAACTATGAATAGGAACTGCATCACAATCAACAATATTCTTTAATGTATATGAAAAGACTGCATCCTCGCCTTTCATGTCTAAATCTCCATTAAATTTTGAAACTTTTGGATCAGAAACAACAAGAAGATAATTCCATAAATAACTTGAGACCTTAGATTGTTCTTCTGTTAAAGGAATCTGCCCAAGTCTTCCTGAAAATTTGAAAATATCAACTAATTTTGCGATTTTTTCAAATGATTCTTTACCTTGGATGATTAAATCAACACCAGACCTAGGCAAATTGTGAAAATCTTGTCCTTTTCTCCAGTTATCACAACTGTGCTGTGATAATGTTCTGAAGTAATCACCACCCAAATCTGTCCCCATTTCATCATGTTCTTTTTTGAATGGGCAAGAATATAAACAACTTTCTTTTATTAATAAAGATGTTTTTACTTTCTTTCTACCAATAGGTCTTTCTTTATTGAATTTATCCACAGCACGTTTTATGTGTTTTAATTCTGTAAGATTTCTATTAAGGCTTCTATCTAATAATATTGTATCATATCCACAATAAATCATATCAACCACTTGTTGGGAATCGTAAATAATATGATTAACTGTATTCTTCCAACGCATTTCTGGAAAGAGTGCATGTAATTCACCAGTGGCCATTAAGTGTGTTGATGCTATTGTGCAACTTCTTAACCCAGCGTCATAGAAACTTTTAATCCAATCGAAATATTGTTTTTTGATGTTCGGTTCTAAAAGAATTTCTGGAGGCATTTCCAACGAATTCATGGTTAATGAAATAGGAACTCCAGTCTCTTCTTGAATTTTAAATAGATTTTTTATTTGAGTATCTGACGACTCAACACCCATACAATTTCCAAATCTTTTTGTTTTACCTTCATATTCATAATAAAAATACTTACCAAAATAGATATCCTCAAATTCATTGAGAGTTTCTTTTTTAGTGTTGGTTATTAGATTATAGAAGACATTATATTGTTCTTCTGAAACGGTTTCTGGATGTCCGATTGATATTCTATTTGTGAATAGATCCATAATATAAAAATCCCTTATACATAATTAATTTACATAACTATATATAAGGGATTTTTTGTTTAGTTTTCGTGCTAGACTGTTTCGCTAGTAGGAATTGATTCACCTCTATTATTAGAAATTTCCATAAGGTCGTAACCTTCAGCTTCTAATCTTTCAACAGTGTCTTGATAATCTTTAATAATTTGTGTTGATTTGTTAGTCATCAATACTAAAATTTCTTTAGCTTGTGCAACTGTCAACATAACTATTGTATTTTCATCAGTAACCCATTCAAAAGAATCATGAACAAACGCATTTCTTGTCATAGCTTCTTGCGAAGCTTTGTCAGCATTATATACATTTCCATTCCATTCTACTGTCATATTTCTTAAATCGAAATTTTTCTGTAGATTTGGATTACCACCAGGAGGACACATAACTTGTCTGATTTGTTTGCCATTCTCATCTAATCTTAATCCAACGTTTGGCATAGATTCGAACTCAGCGTCTAATGTAATCCACTTTAATCCGTCAGTTTCAGTTAACCCTTCATATACTTCAAAAGTCTCTGAATCATCTACTACATCGTAGATATATCCATTACTCTTATCCAATAAACATTTCATTATTCGTACTCCTCTACAATTACACAACCATTAATTCCCGCAGTACCGTGATTACCGCCATGATGGTTAGAACCACCACCACCACCTGGTGCCGCGTGAGACCCATGCCATGATGCGTTATGAGAACCAGAACGACCTCCACCGAAGTAAGAAGCACCACCACCAGTTCCCCATTGATTACAGTGAGAAGTAACACCTTGTCCACCGTACATATTTATTTCACCACTAGATCCATGACCGCCATAACCTGGGCCATGACTCCAGTTTTGATTTGCTGAATAACCGCCAGTAGCAGATAAATAACCACCAAAAGATGATGTACCACCATTGCCACCATGATTATAATAATGATAATGTCTCGCACCTGCACCACAAGTAACATTTGTACTTGCTGGTGGGTTTGTAATTTGTTTCTCAGAGTAACCACCAGCACCGCCAGTTTCACAATGTCCAGAGCCACCGCCACCTGCACCAACTAATCGAACTACAACTCGGTTACACCAAGATGGTTTGTTCCAAGTATGATTTCTAGTGAAACCGTCATGGTTATTCCATTCGTTATATTGTGATATAGATCTCGGACCATTTACAGCATTAGTGATACCTGTCAAATTTTGAGCAGATACAGCAGGTAAATTACCAGAACTATCTAGTTGAACAACTTGGTTTGCACCTGTTCCAACATTTAAGTAACCAGCAGAACCGAGAGCGCTTAACTCTGCTTGAACTGTTGCAGGAATGCCTGCAATTGCAGTATCAGTAGAAGTTTCGAGAGCATCCATTGTACTTAACACCGCGGTCAAATCGCCACCAACAGCAGCCTGAGTTAGTGCTAAATCATCAGCCATTGCTGATAATGCATTTGCAACATCAACATCAATCGCATGAGTTAATGCTTGATTAACAATCGCAATCTGTTCTGCTGTGTTTAGTTCGGATGCCTCTAAGGCGTCCTTTAGTTTTTTAATTTTTCCTAATGTTAAAATTTCCATTGTATATTCCTTTTCTATTTAACAATATTTATATAAATCTAACCTTCCCAGGCATCAGTTAATGAAATTATTCCTGATAAGTTATAAGTTCCGCCATCAAACTGATAAGTTCTATAAACTAATGAGTCTGGAGTTCCTTCTTTCCAAGTTTGTAACTTAAATGCCCAAGAGTCATTTAAAGTGTGTCCATTTGGATTTTCGAACTGAATCATAACGCCGTTTTTGAAGTTAGTTCCTGAGGTATTTAATGCACTAAATGGAGAAACATCCTCATTTCCATTAGGTCCATATAATGCTAAATCTGTATTAACATTATTAATTGCAGAACCAGTATAAAGAACTGGTCCATCAATTGTAACTTGTGGTGATTTGTATGCAGAACCCGAGTCAACAATAGTAATTGCAGAAACAGCGCCTTGAGCATTCAAAGTTGCAGTAGCAGTTGCACCAAACCCAGTTGGATTTGGATCAGCATCAATAATAGTAACACGTTGGAAACCATCTACATAATCTGACCAATCATTGATAATAGAGATAGCACCAACACCATCATTTAACGAAGCAGAACTTTCAAACTTGCCACCAACTGTCAATGTTTCACCCCACATTCCAATTGGGTCAATCATTAATGCCGTTGGAGTAGTGTAACCTGTTCCACGATTAGTCATAGTAACAGATTCCACGTATGTGTTCATATCTGTAGCAAGAACTGCACCAGTACCAGTTTCTGACATTATAACAAAACTAATATCAGTGTAACCTGTACCAGATTTAGTCACTGTGACTGAAGTGATAACACCATCAATATCAACAGTTTCAATAATTGCCTCAGCACCTGTTCCGAACATCTTACCACCAGTACCACCTGTGACTGCCTGACCCGTTGGATCAGTAACAATGATTTTATCTGTTAATGTATAACCAGTACCACCTGAAGTGATATTAACAATACCTAAATTACGTTTAATGTTAGGAGTACCATAAGCACCTTCACCGTTTCCAGATACATCAAGAATTCTAACTGTATCACCAGCTGTGTAATTTATTCCTCTGTCAACAACAGAAACGTTAATCACGCCACTAGAAGCATCAACAGTACCTAAAGCACGACAACCACCACCAGTAGTAGAAATAATATCAACGAATACTTCGTTTTCTCTTACCCAAAGAACACCGCCTGTTACCATGCCTGAACCTGATAAAGAATATTTATCAGTAATTATAGTATCTTTAGTGACAACATAATCCCAAATACCATTTTGTGGAATATTTGGAGAAACAAAAGAACCTAGTTCGTGTTCAACTGTATGACCAGATAAATCTGTATTAGTGAAACGAATCGTATCACCAACTTTAGCCGAAATACTAGAAGGAACAAATTGATTATTTTGTAACTGAACCGCAATAGTTTGTGGTGAAGTATTAGTAAACCCAGTTCCTGGAGTAGAAAGGTTAATTGAAGTAACACAACCACCAGATAATGTTGAAACCGCAGTAGCAACTGTTGTAGGAGTACCGCCTGTTACCGTTACAGTAACAGCCGTATAACCAATACCACCATTCTTAATTACAATCTCAGAAATACCAAGTGATGGATTACCACTTCCTGGTACGTCTAAGTCTAAAGTTGGATCCGATGGCAATACTGCATATGCCTGAGCACCAGTACCATCACCAGTAAGCAAGATAGGAATATTTGGGTTAATTGCGTGACCAGTTGAAACTGGACCATGGTCATGTGTACCAGTAGAATAAGTTCCATCGCCAAGTTTTTCAAACATGAACAATTCTAGGAACTCGTTCCAAACAACAGTAACATCATGAGTATGTCCAGAATCTACAGTTGTTTTTATAATAGAAGAACCACCTTGAATAGTGTTTACTTCAGATTGTGTTAATTGAATAGTGTGAGTATGAGCAGAAGCACCGCCAATGTCAGGTAATGTTACTTCCCAGTAACCTTGATACCCAACACCTGCATTTGTTAATGAAATCTCAGAAATAGTGCCATCACCAACAACTAATGTACCTACAGCGCCATTACCTGGACCAGTATCGACAATTCTAGTTGTTGATTTGTCTGAATAACCTTTACCACCATCAGAAATAGCAATATCTGAACAACCATTATCGTAAACAGCAGATGCAACAGCACCTGTTCCTAATTTACCGTTATGGTCAATTGTATATGCGTATGTATCAATGAAACCAGAATCGTCAGAAATGAATACATCATAAATCATTCCATCAGATAATGCAGAATCGTAAGATTCTCCAGGAAGATCCATTTCATATGTACGACTAAAGTCATCTAGAATAGAAACTGTAGCATCAAAATATTGTTCACACTTAGTAGGAGTATCAAAAGAGTTTTCTCCTGTGCCATCAATATATGAAGCACCCATAGTAGAATCAACACCTTGTCCAGTCAATGTAGAAATACTATCATGACAATACGAGTTAAATGGTTTAAATAAAATTGTACTTTCGTTTTCACCAAACTGACCAAATACGCCATCACTATAATAGTTGCCTGCGATATCTTGGATAGTGATGAAATCACCTTCTTGGATACCATCAAACAATAAAGCATATTCTGTACCACGAGTGATAGAAATGTTTGGATTGTCGATATCAGGAATAGATGTATTATTAAGAATTGTTAAATCAGTAGCCGCGTCACCATTGATTTCGTGTCCAGTTACTCTAAATGCGTAACTACCACCAGCATCTGTATTTACTACAAATTGATATGCTTTGATTTGTTGAATCGCAATTCTAAGTCCGTCTTCATCATATGTTAATACTTGATGATTAACGAAAGGTCTTACTTCACCAGAAATTTCTAATTCTTCACCGAAAGATTTAACTGTTTCGTCATCGTTATAGAAAATGTGATGAGTTGTAAATGTACCTTCTTTATAGTATGTAACTAAGTCAAGGTCGTTATATTTGTAACCAATGTCATACGAAATATTTTTCGTCATAATTAGTTCTGCAACTAATTGATTTGTTTGGTGTACTGAGTAACCAGAGTCTGTTGCACCAGTAGTATAATTCGCTAAGTTATCTTGTAAATCTTGTAATGCTTGTGAAATAATAGCATCTTGAGAAGCTACATGGATAGTGTAGTCTGTCATTAATTGTGATAAAGTAGTTGAAATGTTAGTTTCAAGTAAATTAGCATTATCAGAAAGAATTACTCCAGAGTTATTGGCCCATGGAATGAAAATATCATTAACGAATTCTTTAACTTCGTTGTTGATATAAGTTTCAACAGCATTCATTGCCTCATTAGTTCTTACAACAACTTCACTCTTAAATGTGTTCTGTTGTTGTTCTAATGGTGCCGCAATATTTGAATTCAACCAAGTCTTCATTGAAGAAGCCATGGCATTCAATTTTGTCGGAATCATTACCGCAGGGGTGTTAGTGTAAATCTCTACCTCATTCGCATATTCGCCAATGTCAATAGAATCGAAAGTGATATTTGGAATATCATTAAACGGATTGACCGCGTGGGTTATAGTATCTAATGTAATAGACATTTATCGTCTCCTAAAAAAATCTTAATTTGTAATATTGCTTATATTTATAAACAATGTTTTCATCTTATTTGTTATTATTAAGATTGTATATAATATACAATCCTAAAGTCTCTTAAATGCATCTGTCAGTGTCACTTGATCGCTAGTCAATGTTGTTATAACGATATCAGAAACAACTTGTGGAGTCATACCATTAACAGTAAATGTAATTAACGTTGGAATGTGGATATCTGTAACTTCTTGCACCACTCCTCCAATTGTTAATACCATATCTGACTTGAATCCAGTACCTTCAATAGTTACAACCGTGTCAACTAATGCTTCTTCATGTGAATACCAAACAACTTTCAGGTTGTCTAATAATTCTTCTTGTCTCAATGCAACATCATAGTATTGTTCAACAACATTCTCACCATAAGATTCTAATGTTCTGAATCCAGAAAGAACTTGACCAGTATAATCTTGATTTTCTGTATCAATGTTATGTTGTCTCCAACGTTCTTCACCACCGATTGGCATACCAAATACATTTAATCCTCTAGCAAGTAGTAAATACTCGTCAGAAGATAGATTTGGAATAGTTTTAACCGAAAGATTATCCCAATTAGTAAATCCATCACCAACTGTTGAAAGTGTTAAGTAACAAATACCAGTCGAAACTGCATTGAACACAAAGTCTCTATGTCCTTCTGTAGAATCAGCTGCAATTGTAAACTCAGCGTATTGTTTGTCATCAGGAGCAGGTCCAATTTTAACTACGGAATCTGTAGGTCTATCTACATTGAAATATACCTTATAATTATCGCCTTCTGTAACTGCGAATGAAATATATGCAATACCTCTATTATTTGGACCAGTTCCAGAAGTAAAGATAATCTCGTCTTCTTGTTTTATATATGATTCTCCACCAGTTTCTGATGCAAACGACCAATTCTCTTCAAGTAGTTTAACTGACACATCATCAATCGAACCTTTGAATCCTCTACTGTAATAGAAAGGAGCATCTTGTTCTTCTGGACGTTTGTCTATATCGCCTATAAAGTGAATCTTACCATCATAGTCACCGCCACGTACATAGTGCGTTTTAGTTCCTTCTGAAACGATTCCTTCAGAATGATGGTCAAGAATAGGTAATTGAACTTCATTTAACTTAACAGAATTAATAGTACCAGAACCAGTTAATCTTATAGTCGCAGTATTACCAATTGTTCCGTTAATAGGAACAATATGATTTCCAACTGTGTTTAAGTTACCAGTCGTAATCATATTATCTCCTGTTCCTAATTCAAAGAAGATATCAGAAGTTACAGTCAATGTAGAAGTCTCTTCCATATCATCATGATTTTCCCAGAAAGTCTGAGTTGTGATATAGAAACCAGAATGTAATTCCACTGCTTCAAATATTGTATGTTCATGGTCTACATTGTCATCAGATATAACTACAAACCCACTTGGCATTTGATATTCGATAACAATGCCGTGTGGATGAGTAGTATCTGTTTGTGTTAAATGAGTCATATTTAACTCATCTAAATTACCATATAACAAACGATTATAATCATCGTATGAACATGTGTATGTATGTGGATGGTCGTCATCACCGCCACTCAATTTGAATTCACATTTAACTAAAGTTGAATCCCACTTAAGCGTGAACGTATGTTGATATAAATCAGCGTGCATACCATCAGATTGAATTGTGGTTAATGTTACACCTTCATTCATTCTAAGGAAATCATATTCTGACTGGGTCAATATAAACTCATGTGTATGACTAGCACCACCGAATACTCTAAATGTATGAATTGTTCCAGAAACACCTTCAACATTCATAGTCATTTCATATTCAGAAGTGTTATCTAGATTTTCAGAGAAAGTATATGTAATAGTTTCATCAACTGCATCTGTGAAGATAAGTTTAGAATCACTCATTGCAATTGATGTGTCTGTTGTTGACCAATTAATTGCAGAAATGTTTGTTGCATCAAAGTTCCAGTTTTTGATTAAGTTGTAAGGATTACTTCCTAAAGCAACTTGTAATCTTCCTTGAGGACCATCGCCTTCTGGATCAGTATTTGCAAGGTTATATTTAACCTCATAAAGTAAACCAGGTTGGAATGGAACCGTCTGACTAATTTCAGAAAGTGATTGTACAGTACCATCTGCCATAGCCTCGCCTGCAACTGTGTCCCAACCCTCACCGAAGAACCAAGCGTTCTGTCCAGTTACTCTTTCTCTTAAAGACATGTTATCTAGTTTACCAACACCAGAACATTCAATAATCATTTTAGTTGTATTAACTGGCGCAACTAATGTTTCAGTGTAAAGTCCTGCCTGAGTATTAATTGTTCCCGCAACTGTTGTGTCGCCTATAAGTTTAACTTGAACTGTGCCAGTCTCGAAACCACCAGCATCAACGAAAGATTCTAGAACTTCATATCCAATTTCATAAGATTCACCGTCTACAATAGAACCAGTGACGATTTGTTCTAATGTTCCTCCAACTAATGGGTCTGTTGTAAATGCAGTACCAGCTTCTACTTGGAAAGAACCTAATTCTGACCATGGAGATTCTGTAAATAATACATTATCTAATACGAAACTTGTTCTTTCACCAGCTTTTACACTAACATAGAAAACAGAATCGCCTTCGAAATTGTTTGTAACCATGAACGTTTCAGCACCAGCGCCTTTAGTCATAATGACTTCATCTATCCATTGTTCTGTTCCTAATTCAATATTACGAACTTGAACAGTAGGAGTAATACCCAATCCAGCAGCAGTAATAAGATTACCAACTGCAAGAATTTGAGCCTGAGTTCCTTGAACTGGGAATGAATATTCTGGAGTAGGTTGTACTTGGAAGTAATCTGTACTTGTTCCATTATCTACAATAATTTTATCTTGAATATGTAAAGGAGTGTACATATTTTCTTGACCGTGATGGAAATAAACAATAATTTGATCACCAGTATTCACAACAGGTATATCTATAATATTTAATACGCCCAACATAGAAGCGTGCCACGAACACTGATAGAATAATGTATCAGGAGCACTTTCTGGAACTGTAAATTCAAGAATTTCGTATCTAGTCAATCCAGCAATGTCTGTTCCCCACGGATCATCGCCATTATCACCTTGGTCACCAAGACCTTGTTCAGCACGAGTTCCTGTTACACCAAGTGTGTACTCTCCGAAGAAAGTGTTAGGAGTGAAATGTGAACCATCATCTGTAGTGATATAGAAAGGATGTCCATCAGCATTAATTTTGAATCTATATGTTGCACCGCGATAAAGATTAAGAGTTCTGTTCGTTCCCTCAATCATTCCAGACTTATCAAATTTATAAAGACCGTTGTATGCCTCTACATGATATGCGCCGTTAATATCTCCAGGTGGAACGAAAGGTCCTAAACCAGAAGCGCCATCAGCGCCAGTCAATCCAAAGTCTTCAGGAATAGTCCATGTGAATTCTTTAGAGAAGTTACCAATATATTGTGAAGTTCTCCATTGTGCTTCGCCTACTTCATCGTTAGGATTAAGTAGAGCACATGCATCGTAATCATCCTCACCATTATAGTACCAACCATCAACATCTAATTGTTCACACCAACCGCCAAGACTCATACATTCTGGGAATGATTGAGCAGAAGTCCAAGTACCTGGTTCTTCTTCTGTATTTACGAAATCGTTATGGTCTCCCGCAACGATTGTTAATCCATGATTTGCCCTCATAGAAACACATTTCAGTCCACCATTGTCTTCAAATCCTGAAGTTACTAAGTTGTCCCAACCTGCGCCTCTAATTGCTTTAATACCAGCAGCGTGCATATACATTGGAACACCATCAACTGTAATGTGACCAGAAGGATTCCAAGCATTATTAATAAATTTATAAGTACCACCACGATAAAGTGTGAATCCACCATTCGTGCCATCATTACCACCGAACGATGCGGCTATTGCCTCATCACGTTGATAAGGAGCATATGAAATGTTTGTTCTGTCCCACCAAGACCAGTACCAAGGAGTATCTTGAGCACCCTCAACAATAGTAGCGTTTGGATCTGCTTGAGTTAATGTAGTTTGTGTATCTACTACAATCTCTAAATTTTCTGTAGGACCGTAACCATCACCTAATGCAACAACAATATGGTCTCTGTATTCACCAGGAATTTCAGATGGAACATAATCTTGTGGACCAGAAGGTAGTTGAACGATATCACCTACTCCCAATCCATGAGATACAGATTTAACTGTGTTTGGTCGTGACCAGAAGAGTTGAACACCTTCAATAAATGGAGAACCAATGTGATTAGTAAAATCACGTTCAACTTGGAATCTGTATGAAGCAAGGTCAGAAACTACAGTATATTGTTCAATAACATTAAATGTAGTTGGAGTAGTACCAGCAGCGTTCTGTAATGGATAAACAACTGTTTCTGTTAATACAAAGTTGTCTTTATCTACTACATTTTCAATCCAATAGTTAGTATTACCGTGGTGAACGCCATTATAGACATTTTCAAAATGCACTCGTTGACCTGGAAATAATCCGTGGTCTGCTGAAGTAATTCCTCTTTCTTTCTTAACGAATCCTGTGATTTCAGTAAATGGATTAACAATAGATACTGGATTCAAATCATCTCCGCCAATTAACGAAGAATCGTATTGCGAAATGTTAAATAAGTTTGAACCAGGGTACCAAACTCTACCAAAGTCGTGAATATGTTGGTCAATTGCTGTAATAACATAAATGTCATTTGCCGCATCGATACAACCAAACTCAACTGTATGGAAATGCTGAGGATCTGAAGTACCAAAGTCTGAAGTTCTAATAATTGTTACACCAGTTCCGTCATGTGCGGCTGTAGTGTCAGGATTTTCTCCTGTTACAGTAAGAACGCCTGCTTTCAATGTAGCTTCATCTATTTCTGAAATTAATAATTCATGATAATGTCCAAAGTTTACTAATTCAATTTTAGTACCACCAGAAATCTCAAAGTATTCTTCCATTCCGTGAGTGTGTGTTCCAGTCATTCCTACCATGTATAACCCACCAAGACCATCATTTAATGATGGATTCCAATCAAATGTGATTGTATGAGTGTGTCCAGTATCATCTGCGGTAGTTTCAATTATTGTAGGTGCACCAGTTTGAATAGTCTCGTATTGAGTAGGAGTTATTGTGACTGTGTGAACGTGTCCTATTGCGAATTCGTCATTTAAGAATACGTCAATTCTTTCTGAACCTTTAGTAACACCAGCTACTACATAAGTTTCCCATTGTCTCTCACCTTCAGCAACACCACCAGTTGAACCATAAGCAAGTCCACCGTCAGTTAGTGTTAATGAAACGATTGTTCCTTCCATCGTAGCGTCAATAATTGCCGCACTCGTTGGATCTAGTGGCAAACCACCAGCATCTTGTGTACCAGAACCAATAACATTGATTGTAGGTACTGATTGATATCCTTCACCAGGATTAGTAATAGTGATTGAAACTACTGATCCACCTGAAATTGTCGCTATTGCTTCAGCAGGAACTGTTGGATCGCCGCCTTCAAATTCAATAATTGGAGTAGTTACATATCCAGAACCACCCGTAACATCAACAGATACAAGAATTGCATTTCCTAATAAATCTACCTCACCTGAGTCTACTTGTATTGTTATTGTTTGGATTGCCAAACTAGTAATAGTTCCTGCAAATACCATATCAGCAGTAGCACCGTAACCGCCGCCACCTTCAATTGACATTGAAGGTATTTCTGTGTATAAACCACCAGATATTAGTGTGAGTGTATCAACTGAACCACCGACTACAGTAACTTCAGCAGCCGCAGGGTCAATTGTTCCCGCAACTGAAGTAAATACAACTTCAACAGGTGCTACTGCATCTGGATCTGTTTCAACTTCGCCAGATTGGAAAGTAACTAATTGATTTAATGATAAATCGTGATATAAAGAATCAACAACAGACTGGTCGCCTGCACCACCTACTGATGTACATGAATTTGTAATAGGAATGTTGATTGTGTATGAGTTAGCAAGGTTAGGCAATGCTTCCATTGTGCCATAATTTACTGGAATCTTGATTGTATCGCCTGGATTAAGACCATGGTCGATATTATAAACGTATCTATGATTAGTAGTTGTTGTTAATCTTCCTTCTTCTAATGGATGGAAAGTACAGTGGAAATATAAATCATGATATCCATCAACAGTCCATGCCCAATCTTCTCCAGGATTTAAGTCAGGAGAGGTAAACGAAATATTATCGTCTGATACTGCATTGTGAACTAAAACATTTGCTGAAGGATTTGTGAATATGATTGTATCACCTTCACGTGCTTCTAAATGATAAGGAACAATAGTATGAATTTGTGTATTTGGATCATTAATATTTCCTTCAAACCACACACCACTTATCGCTAAACAATCTGCTTCCATTTGAGGAACACCACCGACAACCCATTCAGCATCAACTCCGTCACATGTAGGTCTTATAAGAGATACATCTTCAATAACAGAAACAACATACTGAACTGAATCAGGACCGCCACCAGTCTCAGAGAAAATTTGAGTATCTACTGATGGAATATCAACCATATTAGAACCACCCCAAGGTAAGTCCCAATTTACATTATTTACAGTTAAATCATATGCAAATTTGTATTGTGTATTTGGTTTTAAATCTACACCAAACCAAGCTACTGCATCATTACCACCATCTGAATATGAGGAAATAATAGTCGTGCCTTCTGCAACTAATGTGTCGAATTTGTACGCAACACCATTATTCCATGGAGATGCGAGGTCAATACCAGTATCAAATGTTGATTGTTTGACCAATTCTACTTCCATAGAATCAGATTCAAACCCAGCATTTTGTACTAGATTGTCTGAAAGATATTTTGTAGTTAATCCACCATTTTCGATTAATTCAGTAGGAGAAACAAACTGAGCAGAACGTGCGGCAATATTTACAATAAATTCTTTAAACGAACTCATATGTTCCATATTATCCATAATTTCTAGTGATTTAAGCATTAATGCTAAATCTTTTACTTGTAAATTTGGATCGGATAATTTAATATTGAGTGAATCAATATAATCTTCTTTCTGTTGCTCAATAGTAGCTAATTCAGCAAGTGTGAAAGTATGATTTGTATAATGTGACATATTTTAATCCCGTAATTCGTTTATTATTCTTGATTAGTTATTTCTACTAAATTCATTTGCATAGAAGCAATAACATATTCGTCGCTCATACCAAGCATTTGAAATTCTTGTAATCGAACATAGTTGTTTTGTTGCTGAATCATTTGATTCGTTCTTTCTCTCCACGTTTTAAACGTGTCATCTTTTCTTACATAAGGTATATCTTTAACTTCTAATGCCATGATTATTTCTCCTTATTTTTCATTAATGATGCAACTATTACCTTTAACTCTGAAATCTCATTTCTTAAACTATTTATAACTGTTTTGGTATCATTCTCTATATCCTTTAACAATTTTTGCTTCTTAATAACTTTTTTCCTATTAGCATACGCATTTTCATCATCAAAAATTACTGCGCCTGTTCTTGGGTCTTTAGTGTAGTTTGGTTGAATCATATTACTCTCCTATGTCACAGCTAAGACACGCAATTCTCTAATTGCAGGCATAAACACCGCATTTGTCGTGTACATTTCAATCTTAATTCTGAAACTGCTAAATTCATTGTTAATCTTTTCTAATGGTTTAAATGTGTGTTCTATGAATTCCATATCAGTATTAATTGAAGAGTTTGAACTTGATGTGCCTGTGTCCATCATTTTTCTCCAAGTGATAGGAGGCAATTCAACAACAGCAAGTAATGCAAGATAATCTGGGTGTGTTTCATCAACGATAGAAGTAATTTGCAATACAGGAACTTCTTCTTTACCTAATGAACCATCAATAAGAGTTACTTTTCTATAAACTTTTTTATCTAAATTATTACCAGCAGTACCGAACCACATCTCTCCAATAGTATAATTTGATAAGTTTCCAGTGTCCTTACCAATACCAGATAAGTCATATTTGGATATCCAAGAACCTTGAACTACAGATTTCATATTAGAAATATCAACTACACTCATTCTATCATAGTTATCAGGATTATCATCACCATCTACATATAAACTTGAATCGTATGCACCTACAATACCATTCCAAGATGATTGTGTAGATGACCCAGCAGTAATTTGTGCGTCTGGTGAAACGTTATAAACAAAAGCATATTCTTGTTCATAATCATTTACAGAATAAGAACCCATTGTTTCTACATTGGTGTTAAATACGATATCGATATATCTAGGAATAACTTCTCCAGTGTCATAATATACCTTAACATATGTTTCTGGTAATTCTTGAATAGAAAGGAACATATGTAAATCATCAGCTGGATTAGCTAATTGAACCATTCTCGATACATATACACCAGCTTTATTATGTTCTTCTGTTGTTCCATCAAACACAACATTATTTCTAGTAATAATACTTAATCTTTCCGTATTAAAGACTGGGGAAATATTCTCATTTTCTGTAGTCACTTGACTTAGGACAGATAAAGGAGTGTATGCATATCCAGACTCGATAGTGTGTGAACCATCAAGTGTTGTTACTTGTTCAAAAGATTCATCATTTCCGTCTATAACATTAGTGAGGATGTTCTGAACATCAGAATTAACAATCATAGAATATGATATATCCGTACCAGGAAGATGCATAGGTTGGAAATTAGGAGTGAATCCTGTAACAGTTTCTACTCCCTCAAATGATTTCATATCATATTGAACTGAACCAGCAGTTTGTGTATCAAACTTACACTTGTTCAATTGGAATTTAAGATCCTTTGTTTGTTCTGGTGTCCAAGTTGAGTTATTTTGCGAAGTGAACATTGAACCTAAGAAAGGTTGAGTAGAGATATATGTACCAGTAGACCTATCTCTGTCTCCTAATTCAGAAATCCAAATATTATAATCTAATGAATCTGATATTACAACAAAGCAATATTCAGTTCCATCCATCAAATAGATTGGATCAGCAAAAGTAAATCTTGTATTTGATGTTCCGTTGTCTGAAGTAAATACATCAATAGGATAAACAAATGTTGAAGCCATAGGTAAAGCATCAAACATAGGATAACCATTCATCATTTCACGAATTTCACAACGTACTGGAACTTCTCCTGCATCTTTAGAATAGAAATACAAATCAATTGAATCGATAAATACGCCACCTTCTTGATTAGAAACCATAAATGATTCTGCAACAGGGTCATAATATTCACGAATTTTCTTACCAACTGATGTTGTAGTAGTACCACCGCCACGTTGGACAGTTTTTGTCTCGTTATTAATATCAGTTTCGCCAACCGTTTCACTTCTAGTCACGGATTCTAATGTACTTAAAATTGTTCTTTGTCTTGTGTTCAATGTACCATTTGAAGTAAACACAGCAGATGATTGTGTTGACATTTCTTCATCATAAGCATCTTGTACTTGTAATACACGTTGTCCAGTATTAAATCTAGTACCTTTAGGACCCTCGGATGGTATAGTAAATATAACATCTCTCAATCTACCAGCAGTATCAGTTGAGATTGCATCACCCATTGTGCCACCTGATGGAGCACAATAAGCATCAACATCAACTCCATCAAATTTGAAATGCATCTGAGTTTCTGGTCTCATTTTATCAGCGGTTATTTTAACTGGGATAGAACGCATCCAATTGATTGAAGAGGCGTCTATCTGTTTATCTCCAATCTCTGTGCGTATATCTCTAGCTTCTTTCCAAGTCTTCGTTCCAGAACGAACTGATGTAGAGGTACGTGTTTGGTCTTGTTTCCATGTAGGATTCTTAGTAACAGTGTCTTTCCAAAGAGTAAACGACTTAGAAGGTCTTCTAAAGATTTGAGCACCTGTTCCAACCCAAGTATTAGTTGCCATCCAACCTTGATTCCAAATTTGGTCAAGTGTGAATCCTTTAATGTTTGTGTGTCCATTAGCCGCAACGTGACCGTTTATCTGATTAACATCAACTCTACCAGCATAACCACCAATAGTACGACCTCTCCATTTTTGTTCTGTAGAACCTGCAACGAAGTCTTTCTTACCACCTGTATCAGACCAACCAGTCCAAGTCGTTGCCCACGAACCCCAACGAGTTTGTGTTCCGAATGCCTCAATCTGAGATAATACGTTATTGTTGTTTTCGTTTTGAACTATGACTGCTGGAGCATAAGTTTCGTCAAACCATGTATCTGAATTTGGAGTCAATTCTATAAAACCAATCCAAGATAGTTTAGCAAAAGGATTAAGATTTAAAATTGCAGAGGCGAATGTTTGACTTATCCAACCTTCAACAATATCAAAATCTAATGTAAGTGTTCTGTTATTTTGTTTCATTCCAGTCATTGCACCGACTGAAAAATCAAATCCTTTCATAGTGAATGGCGTAGTACAAATACCGCCCTCTGGATAAATCGAAACGAAATATTCTTTATTTGCGATATCTCCCACACCATGGTCAGTAAATGAATCAACTAACATTCCATTTTTATATCTTTCTAAACCATTTTCGTCTAAAACTTGCATGGTTGCTGTATCTTGTTCTAAAAGATTCAATGATGTGTAATATTCAAGAGATGAAATTCTCTCATCTAAATCTCTCAAGTCACTCATTTTGTAATTCTTATTATCAACATAAGTAGCTGAAATATTATTTACATCATATGTGTATGGAGGAACGTAGAAATTATAAAGAGTCATTTCGGAATCTAATTCTGTCGGCAATATTGCAGCCTCAGAAGAGAATCCTTGTTTAATTTTGAAAGCTCCGTCTGTATTAATTACTAGTCTATCAGCACGTGGCAAGTAGTATGAATATGAAACTGTGATATTAGAATCAGGTAAAGGAAGATAATTTCCAGTTAAGAAATTAGATTCAGTACATCTGAAGTCTAAAACATCAGCAATTCTATAATTGTGTGGTTCATAATATGCAACATAGGTAGTGACATCATTATAAGAAATGCCAGCATCAGTGTATGAATTAACAGTGAACATTGAAGCGTTTGTGGACTGTCCAAATGTATAAGCCTCAAAAGATACACTATATGTTGCACCTGCAGCTGGATCGTTTGTAGGATGAGACCATTGAACGTATGCGTTTTTAAATTCTGTATCAAAATCGCCTTCAAAGAACCAGAAATCTTCAGTAACATCTGAACCGTCTGGAGCAGTAATTGAAACCACTTTTGTAACACCTGGATTCAATATTAATTCATTATTAGCTGTTAATGTGAAATCTTCTGTAAATGTAGAGTGTGAAATGTTTTTCCAACTTGCATTAGAAATATACATATCTGACATTATTGCTAAATCGTTAGAGTGGAAATCAGTATTTGATGTTCCGTCAGATTGATTTATAATGCTTACTTGTACGTTTTCGTTTCCAGTATAATCTGCTTGCCATACTACGCCTGAAGAAACAGTACCAAATTCAGGAATAATAGAACCAGTAGTCTTATTGTAAATGTATATAATTCTTTCCCAATGCATATTTGGGAAACCAGCGTTAATCGTTTCACTAGAACCGTTTAACGTAACTACGAAATCTTTTTGTGTTGAAAAGTTTGTTTGACCAGCAGTAATACTAGATGTCATTCTTTGTAATTCATACATCCAAGGTCTGAAAATACCTTTTTTGACTGTTTCGCCAGTAGGTCTATCTAACTTAACAAAAATCGTTGGATTTGTCTGAGATACTATGTATGTACAAGGTGCAATTACATCAAGACCTGTGTCATTGTCAACGTATATTCTATAAGAATTGCCATATTTTGTTAAATGTGTAATTCTTCTGTCATTAGGTCCAACAAATTCTTGAGTTTCTGTACCTGTGTAACTTGTATTTGTTAAGAAAAATACTTTCTCTTTATGTAAGACATCAAATACACCAGATATATCATTTACTGAAGCGATATCGAAAAAAGGACCAAATTCAACTGGAATATGGTCTGAAGTGATTGTTCTTGTTTCTCTAGATTTAGGAGCAGTAATTTCAAGCGGTACCAACAATTCATTCTCATATCCACGAACATAAGCTTTTCCTGGATTAAGTTTAACTGTATAATTATCACCAGCATCTTTCATTTCAATAGGAAAGTGAGCTGTTGTATAATCTCCAGATTCATCGTAAGTTCTTTGTGCTAATTCTTGAATTACATCAGCATATGGCGTACTTTCTACTCTGGTTGTTATTGTGCCTGAAGTGATTTCCATTATTTCATAGAAATCTGTTCCGTCTGGGGAATCACTATCTTTTGTTAATTTAAGATTGATGGAATATCTATCCGCACCTGGAGCGTTCTGGTTGTAAAAACCAGAAGCAGGATCTAACAATCTCGGGTCAACCGTAGATTCGATTATAGTCTCTTCAATATCTAATCCTAATTTCAATGTAGGAGTTGAAGAAGTGTAATCTAAAAATATAGTTTGAGTGAGAACAGGAACAAAATGATTATTAATATAATATATACCATTATTGACTGTAGCTTCTAACGCTTTACCTTTACCAACTAGTAGACCTGTCTTAAATAGTAATGTAGGATTGTAAAAACTATTGTCTAAACAGACTGACCCATCGTTTGGATCGAAACCACCGTTACAAACCGTATCATATGTTTCAATAGTTTCAGCATCTGCAAACTTACCAGATAATGGTTTTATGTAGTATATTGGTTGAGTTTCGTCATCGTGTAACTGAACCACTTGAGCAACAGCTAAACTTGTTAATCCATATACATATCTACCGTTCCAAGTTGCATCGGCTTCAGCAAGTTGAATATAATTTCTAATATTCAATCCTACATTTGCACCCGCCACTGGAGTACCATCTTTAAATAGATGATTAGCGCCAGAACTTAATTGATTTTGAAGAATTGATTGTATTTGCGTCAATTCTCGAGCTTGAACAGCACGACCAGGATTGAACAAGATTTGCAAAAACTTGTCATCTGCATTAAAATCATCGTAATAAGGTGCGGTATTAAAATTAATTGCCATAAGTCATTCCTGATAAAATATTATTTAACTGGTTTGTTAAAACCCTTCTATTCATATTTATGACACAAATAGAAAGGGAGAATTTTTAATATTAATCTAGAATTCTACAACAAGTTTCAAGTCTTCAATCTGGTCAGGAGCACGAGTAATCGCACGTCTATTTTCCAAATAAATTAACTGTCCAGTATCTTCTGCTAAAGAAGAAGTTGCATCCGGATATACAGCTGATTGAGCATTTGTACCATCTACATCCAATTCAGGATTACGTAGTAGACCAATCTGACGGAAGTCATCATTGTCTGGGAATCCATCAGAAGTTTCTAAACGAACGTGAATTAGACCGTGGTGACATTTTGCAGAGAAAATCGCATCAGCATCGCCATGAGTATATTGTTCAGAAGTTACATTAACTGCATCTCCATAAATCACTGGCATCCAATCGTTTGTTGTTGAGTTAATAATGTCATTCAATTCTAATTTATATAAGAATTTCCATGTGTAGTTATCAGCAGTTGTGATATTCAATGCTGTTGCTAACGATGGATCGCCCGTGTAACCAGTAGGTTCTTCAGAAGCACCAGTAGGTAACCATAGACCACCACTTGTTGCTTCACATGTAGCACGAGATGTAGATGTACCACTGTCAAAAAGACCACTTACATAACATTTTCCTGTAATTGGTTCACCAACACACATATAAACTCTATATTCAGAATTCATAACTGTTGAGTGATATCCGATTTTGGACACAAACGAACGACCTGGTTCAGCGATACCCGTAATACCATTATCAGCGTCTCCGTCGAAGGCATATGGGTCTCCCTTATCCCAGTCTGTACGAGGAAGTACAGGTGAAATGTCATCGTTTTGAATACGTTTTGCGCCAATGATATCAGCCCAATATTGCGATTCATCTTCGTCTAGTGGATCTGGTAGTGTAAAACTACCATTACCTTCATCAAAGCCTTGTGCATCATTCGGCCAAGGTTCACTTCTACCGAATCCCAAATACAAGAAGTTATCAGTAAGCGCATTTCCAGTTGTTTTAAACTGGTCAATGAAAACCATCAAGTTTTGAGTTCTAAATTTACTGGTTACAATTGCACCCATGTTGTTTACTCCTATTTAAAATTACGAACTATTTATAATGAATATTTATACAAATCTTTTTTGATTATTGTGTTGATTGTGACATTAAACTGGCACTGGCCAAACACTAGAATCATCAATTGTTGTAGTATGTATGTGGTCACCAGGTAGAATTGGATATTCTTCCCATGCTCCACCCGTTGCAATAGAACCTTGATATGTTATAGTTGTATGATTATCAAAGTCATTTGTCTGAGACACAACATTATATACTCCACCCGAATAAGAAACTGTTATTTCGTGTGTGTATAAATCAGCGTGAATCAAGTCTCGTTGTTGCATAACGATATTATTACCAGTCACTAACAGGACATACTCATCAGGAGTCATCCAGTAATCGTGTTCATGGAAACCACCTGATAGTTTAAATTTATGAATAGTGGTTCCTGTTCCTTCCAATCTATCAAATTGACTTAATGAACTTATTGTGAACGCACCATCTTCGCCAATGTTAGGATTGAATTTCAATGCATAACTGTGGTAATGTGATAAGTTTCCATTAGGTGAATCGAAGAACACATATCCATATGTAGAATCTTGAGCATTAATCAACATATTAGCTTGTGGCACTGTTATAGGCTCACATAGTCTTCCCACATAAGTTCCTTCTGTATCTAATGCACAACCAGCGTATAATAAGTGGTCATGAGAACCTTCGCCATCAATAAACGTTGTTAGAACATAAATTATAGGAGCATTGTTTGCTTGAAGTATGTCATTAACATAAGTCTTTCTTTCTGACAAATCTTCTACAATTTCACTAGTTACTATTTGTGATGTTTCGTATGTAATAACAGGAGCTAATGAAGAAGATCCACTTGTACCATTCGAATAATATGTTATTACTGTAGTTGTAGTTGTAGTGGGAGTCGTTGTGGTTATTGTTGTGTTTACCTGGTCACTATATGTAATGATTGTGGTAGTATCACCTGAACTTGGAGTATTGTTATAAGTTGTTGATACTGGATTTAATTCTGTAGATGTTATCTCTGTACTAACATTTGGAGAACCAACAAGAATCGCATCCGTAGATGTTGTCATTGTTACATATACTGATCCACCACTTTGTTGAGGTACAACCTCATCATTAGGATTCCAATCAATTGTTAAGTTGTGCCAATGTAATCCCTCAGATTCATTTAATACTATAGACGGATAATATTTTCCAGTATCTTGTGTACCGTCTTCAATTCCTCCACGAATCCAAGTAGTTGATGCTATAACATAGAATTTATCCTCACTGTCCTTCCATCCTATTTTATAATCATGGAAATGAGCGCCTTCAAGCGAGTCATAAATCATAACATAAGAAACGACTCCATCAATCAATTGTTGTGCCTCTTCGACATTCATTCCATGAGCATAATTAACTGTTCCATCTGGGAACGGTCCAACTACAGTGTTTTGGTGGAAATGAGGATGTGAACCACCAGGATATGGATAACCAGGTGAACCGTATTCTGGTAAATCAGAATAAGCAATAGTTTGATCATATCCAGTAGTAGAACCTAATCCTTGTACTGTTGTTCCGTGTTGATGTCTAGCTGGACTATATAAGAAATATTGTTGAGCATCTGTTGATATCCATTCTGAAACTTCAGTTGCAATAAATGTATTTGATGGTCCATCATATATCACTGTATAACCATGATAATGGTCTCCCGCAATAGATGAATAAATCGTAACTTCATCAACATCTCCACTAATTAGATTGGTAGACTCTTCACTAGTTAGAGCTAATGCTGTTCTATCACTATTAGGCCCAACTAAATCTAGATTTGAATTATCAAAGAAGTGCCAGTGATCTGGTTCTGAACCAAGTAGATTGTTCCAATTGTGTGCGCCAATGATATTAATATCAGGAGATTCAAATACTGGAATACCGTTCCAACCAATAGAAGTCATAATTCCATCTACTGTCATTGGATGTTCGTGTGTTTGTATATCCAACTTAAAGAATTCTCCAGTACCTACTACTGGTTCATACCATTCTGAAACTTCAACAGCAATAAATTGTTTTGAAGCTACTGAGTATGTAATTGCATATTCATGATAATGTCTTTTAGCATAATCTACATCTTCTTCTGAGAATATAGAACTATACAAAATGTGTGTCGCATATGAGTTTGGATTATTTGCTAATAACTCAGCATCAAATCTAGAGATTGTTGAAGATTTTCTACCATAATTAATACCAAACGTATCTAGATATACATCATTGAAATAATGTACATGAGATTGTCTTGAATATTCATTCGCATTTTGTACAGAGATTACAGGAGCAGTTTCAACATAAATATATCCTCCTTCTTCTTGTACTGGAGGTGCCCAAGCTGTGTCTGCACCAATATCGTATGGTTCCCATTGTTCTGTTTCTGTGTTATAATGCCAACCCGCAGATGAACCGATAGGAATGTCAAGGTCAGACGCATGACTCCAAACAGTATCAACTGGGTGAATATGAGAAGAAGGGTCGTTTGTAGACCACTCTGGCCAGAAATCATCCCAATTTGTCATTTCAATATCAGAAATTTCTACTGTGTTATAATTTTGTGTTTCTTGGTCAAATGTTACTTCATATCCATGAACGTGAGCAGTTTGTGATGATGGAATCTGTGCAGGAGCATTTGGAATATCGATTGAATTATAAGCTGCAGTGATTTTGTATAAATCAGTGTTGCCTGGACCTTCGCCCGAAGGTGCTTGGAATGTATTAATACCTAAACGTGTAGAGAATATAATTTCACCACTTTCTGTTTCGCCCATTGTTAAAATAGACTCGCCCATTGTAGTTAAATCAACTGTTTCACTAACAGGATCCCATATAGATAATGGTTTTCTATCATAAGCTAAATCTGTACCATATTCGATAAATTCTAATAAATCGTGTCCTTCAGGATTTGTCATACCAACTAATACAAACTCCTGATTAGTAGCACTCCATAAAACTGATATTAAATGAACATAGAATTCAGCATGAATATTGTCAGTCTGTAAAGCCGTAGTTATTTCTCCAGGATTGTCTTTTAGGAATTGTACTTGAGAACCAGTTAAAGTAAACGTATGAGCGTGATTTGCTCCATTAGTTAAATTAGGTAAAGCATTAAAGTTAGCTGAGTTTCCATCAAAGTTTTCTGTTAATGTGTATAGGTGACCAGTTGTGCCGCCCCAATTACTTGACCAATCTCCAAAGATATATTTGCCTTGCAACTCTGTAATAGAACCTTTATATACGAAACCACCAAGGATTGAAATACCCGTACCATGTGAATATTCGTGTATAGGTTTCTTTAAACTGCTTAAGAAATCTAATGTACTTTCATGTCCTAAGTCAATTGCTATTTGGTCAATTATTGATTGGTCTTCTTCAAATGTATGATAACCCTCAATAACTCTCCAACCATAGTTGCCGCCCTTTTCTACAATATCAATTTCTTCAAACTTATCTTGTCCAACATCAGCAACCCATAAACGACCAGTAGCATCAAAAGAGAATCTCCAAGGATTTCTGAAACCCATTGCCCATATTTCAGGTTTGTATGGTGTTGCTTCTGATTGTCCTTCTTTGTAAATATGATTAAGGAAAGGATTATCAGCAGGAATAGTGTATGGCATTCCGTTTACTGTATCTTCTGTCACATCAATACGAAGAATATTACCTAGTAAGTTTGATGGATTTTGTGCATTACCATATGGACCATGTCCACCATGTCCATCAGCCCATGAAGTATCTCCAGCAGAACCACCGTCTCCTAATCCAATGTATAACATACCATCTGGACCAAATGCTAATTCACCACCATTGTGGTTAAAGTCTGGTTGAGGCACAATCATTAAAATACGTTCAGATGAAATATCAGCAGTTAGTTTATCAGCATTAGAAGTGAATTCAGAAATAACAGTTGATGAAAGAGGGAATCCCCATGCACCAGTACCGCCACCTTGTTCAGTCATGTAATAAACATAAAACTTACCATTGTTTGCGTAATCAGGATGGAACGCTAATCCAAGTACACCACGTTCGTCATAGTTAGCAAATGAACCTAGACCAATAACATGTTGTAGTGAAGATAGGTCTAATAACAGTGTCATTGCACCATCATTTTCGTTCATTAGTTTAATGTAACCAGACATATCAACAATAGCAACTGTATCTGCTTGAACAGTTGAAGGGAATGCTTCAATTGTAGCAATATCTGTATCAGCAGCTAATAAAGATACACCGATTAAGTCGCCAGTATCTCCGATGCCAGGTACTTCAGCAATGTGATTTGAAGAATATAATTCTACCCAATCTACGTTTGGAATTAAGTCTGCTGGCCAGACCTGATTATGTTGTAATGTAATATCTGGATTCATTAAGAAACCGCCAACATAAGAATCAGGTACGTTCATGAATACGTTTTGTGGCCACTGATTTCCTAAGAAATCCATGCCACCCATAATATTTTCATCAACTTCTAACCCAGGTTTATAGTTAAAACATAACCACGTTGTAATTGGTGTATATACAAAACCGTGTGTCATATCAACGCCACGCCAATCTTGTTTAGTTTTCCAGTCTGCATCATAGGTCACTTCATATTCATGATAGTGTCCTGAGGTTATTTCACCTCTGATATTAGTGATAGTTCCACCTTTAGTGATACCTTGTTCGTCTACCTGAACATTTCCTTCGTCTAACCAACCGATATTATCATAAAGAGTAACAGACTCGGAAGGATTATCAATAAGGAATCTTGCTTGTTCCCTTGTTAATGGGTCAGCATATCTACCTCTCTGTCTATCAACAAGTTGTCCTTTTACAAAGTAAGAAGTGTGACCTTTCATTGGAGGCAATTCTGCTAGAGTGAAATAACCCCAAGATTGTCCAACGGCATTACAAGATGCTTCTGATGACGTACAATAGCTAGGTGTTTCCCAAGTCCAAGTACCGCCAGCGCCTTCACATTGAATATGGTCAGGAGATGTTCCGTCTGAACAAGAAGAAGGAGGGTTTGCCACCCACGTATCACTCATTCCTTCACAAACATCTTGACTCATGTTCGACATATTAGAACACATAG